ATGGCGCGTTGGGATTGCTCGGCTGGTCAATGGGCTGATTGTAACGAATCGAAGCCTCCTGTTTTATCAGTAAGTCGGCACTTCATTCCACTCGAGCGTAACGGAAAACGACCAGGTGCTAGTGGTCGCCGGGACGGAGGCCCTGATGACAAAGCCCTCGTTGTTGGCGAGAACAAGAGGATGATCCGCCTTGTCTTTTTGAAAGAGGAGAAGCGGCTCGATCTGGAAAAGATAATTATCTGTCACCGGCGCAGGCGTAGATAAGCTTTCCATCGGCGCAGCATCGAGAGTGCGTGTGCCTGGATTCAGCGCAGCGGTGTCGGACCACGCGATCCCAGCGCTTGACGCTGACATGCCGGTCCGCATTTGATTGTTATCGCCGGAGAGAGTGGCAACCTTGCCCCCGCCATCGGCGACGGTAAAGTTGCGTGCTGCGAACAGCTCGAACGATGCAAGGCCACCGGAGAACGCTGTAACGGTCCATGCCATCATCCGCATTCGCCAGATCAGTGCGAGCATCCCAGGCGATCCCCATCGAAACGAGTAGATGGTGGAATTCGTCGGCAACATCGCAGCAATCACCCCAGACTTGGCGACATGCTGGAAAATTCCGCCGGAGCCATAATCGAGCGGATAAAGCGACGCATAGACCATCGACCTCTGCACGCTGCCATCGAGCAGCGAGGAAATATCCTTCATCCTGATGGTGAAGATATTTCCGAGACCATCCTTGATCTGTTTATTGTCTGCCATCTCACATGATTCCCAGCGTTAGATATTGCGTATCGAATGGCTGAGTGAAATCCAGCGACTCCATTGGAGTATAATCGTAAACGATCTTCGTATGAGCGGGCTTCCACCGATTGAACAGGCATTCCAAATCGGTTGCTATGTCAATCTTCAAGAGACGATCAATGCCGCACTGCGACGAATTGCAATGGAAATATGTGAGCTTCTTCGCCGAGACGTGGATGGTCCAATAGAACCGGTTCTCGGGCGGCCCCAACGTCCAGTGGTAATGATTAGGATCGCCGGGATTGAATTGCCCCCGCGTGTCTCCGCAGCGCGATACGCCGGTCATGTATGGCGCGAATTCGGTAATCTCGATGTTGTAGCCGAGCTGCTCCGCGACACCGTAGAAGTATGCCCGCGACTGAGCGCCAAGCAGCGTCATCTTGGCGACGAGATTGGCGCGCCTCTCGGCGAGAGCAGTTGGTGGATCCGTCAAGCACGAATCAGGCAGTCCCCAGTTGCGTTCCCAATCCGGGAGCAGTTCGCGAGTCGCTCGCGGGTCGCTCTCTATCTCCAGCAGATCGGCCGCACGGCCGTCGACGAACCCCCAGTAATCCGCAAGGCCATAGATGCAAAGAACAAGAGTGCTGAACGGATCTCGCGGCCACGCCTGACCTTGCGGCAGCAACTGTAGGAGCGCGTACCCGTAGTCGCTCCCCGATCGGCGCACGTGACGGTCCGCGCTCGAGACGGGTCTTGTAATAACACCAGGCTGCGGCGGCGGACGGCCGGCATTAAAGTCAGGACCGAAGTCAATGCCGAAGTCCGGCCCCTGCTGCGCGGAGACACTAGGCATAGGTTATGTTGCCTAACACCGGCAGACATCCGACATTAGGCATCACGGCATCGCCTGGTTTGCAATTGTAAGAGATGACGCCGACAGCGCTCATGATCGCTTCGTCGGTCCAGGCTTCGAACCATGTCTGGCCTGGCATTTGACGATCATAGAACGCCTGTTCGAGACTTGCGGTGATGTTGTTTCTGGTCGCCTGGTCGCCGGGGTTCAGATTTCTGATCGGAACATTGACCGGATACGGAATTGGCGCCTCGACAAAAAAATCCTTTACGGCCACCGGCCGCACCGTGTCGAGATAGGTCGCCACATCGAACACATCGTCTGGCAGGGGGAAGCCGCCATTGTCTGCTCGCAAATCGTCCATCATAAACCGCACCGTGACAGTCCCCATGCCCATTTCCAGCGGGTACGACCAAGCGCGGGTAACGCCGGGATAGCTCTCGGCCCATGCAACGTAATCGTCCGCGTCCCCACCCATCGGCGGCTTGCGGATTCTGGCAAGCACCCTGAGCCGCAACTGATCGTCCGTCTCGTCGTCGGTACCGCCGTCGAGCGTATCAACGGTAATGGAGAGACCCGTCATGTCTGGCGTCGCGGGAACATCGGTAGCAAGCGACAGCGTCGTGCCGGATGGCAAGTTTGTAATCGTGCCGGTCTGCAGAGCCATGACAGGAGCAGGCGTCGGGGAACCCGCTGCGCCTGTGGTGACCTGTGCGGTGGTTTGATAAGTCGATGATGTATAGACCAGTTGCGTGTATATCGGCACAATGATGTTAGGCGTCTCTCCGACAAAGATAACGGTGCCCTGCGCCGGCGTGGCGAGCTTGCGCCCCGTCGAGCCGTCCGCGTTAACCAGCCAGATAAACCCATGACGATCCAGCCATTCGGTCTCAGCCGTATCAGGCAGGAGCTGCTTGGCAAGCCAATCGATGTATTGCAGCGTGAGATGGCAGAGCGCGCCCATCGCATCGGACACGACACGCAGGACGCTGTTCGGCACGTTTGCATCAGCGCCAGGCAACCGGCCACGAATAGCATCGCGAACGGAGCTACGAACCGAACTAAGAGTGGGGGTGGTCCACGGAATAACTAAACCCTCCAAGACTTGGCGAGATCCGCCGCCCATTGTGCAGTCCGCACTCGATGACATTCTCGACAATGCCTTCGGTTTTTAATGAAAGCATCCAACGGCTTCTCGATCTCACAACGAATACAGATCACGGCTGAATGTCTGACCATAGGATTTGGTATTGCAGGTCGATATCGACCTTAGGACCGCGGAACAATCGCACCGCGACATCAATGCGCTGTTTGTCGAGGCGCACGACTGCAACTTCTAACGAGGATCCGACCCTCAACGCGAGGAACGGGGCGAGCGCCTCCTCGACGTAGAACTTTATCCGAACGAGGGTCGAGCCCTCCGCCGCCTCCGACGGCGCAATCTTGGATCGTTTCAGCAGCCACAACCGGCTGCCAATAGGCCACCCTCCCCAGATCGGCTCTGCATCCAAATCGCCCCACCAGCCGCGCCGGTCAGTCGAGTCCGGATCGGGAAGAAGATCTCCCTCGTCCGCAAGACGATCGGTCCCGAGCGCGACGATCACTGCCGTCGCGAGCGCCTGCGTCTGATCCAACGTACCATCGGCGAGCAGCGACCAATCTGCCGAGACCTCAGTCTGATAAGGGAATACGGAATTCTGGACGAGCCGTATGTCCGGCATCAGAAGGTGCCACCATCGATGAATGAGACATCATCGCCGTGCCACAACGCGACCGCACTGCCGCCAGCCTTGGCGTAGACGTTCTGGGCGATCGTACCGTCCTCGAGAACGACGCGCTTGAAGCTGACGGCACGACTGCTCGTGCTTTCACCACCGAGATAGACGTTCTTTTCCTTGCAGTGGACGTAGGTCTGCTTGTCGTCGAGCTTGAGATGCACTTCCTTGCCAGACGCGGTCGTCTTGTCATTCTTTACGTCGACGTAATAGACCGAATTCTGCCCCTGCTTGTAGACCGGCTGCTGGCCCTTCTGCTGGCCTCCCTGGCCGCTTTGGCCCGCACCAGCGCCACCACTACCGCCGCCGCCAGACGCATCCAGCGCCTGCGCACCGCCTCCGCCGCCTCCTCCCTGGCCGCTGCCCTGCTGCTGCGATGGGACGAGCTGCATACGTACGGTCTTGCTCTCGTCGGCAGACCAGAAGCCCCCATCCGTGGTCATATGGAACTGTTGCTGATCCTTGGCGCCGCGATACATCGCGGTGTCGCCCTTCTGCATCCCCCACAGGCGATGCCTACGATCGTCCATGATGGCGCAGACTGGGAAGCTTCGATTGCCACCGATGAACGACATAAAGCCTTCGGCGCTTCCCTTTATTTTCTGTATCCCGCCTTCCATGGCCATTTCGGCGTCGTGAACCACGCTGGTAAAGCCATAGTTCTGGGGCGACTCGACCTGCTTGCGGCTCTCGTTCGCCATGATGCCGCCAGCACTCTCCTGCATGAGCTGCTGGTCATCGGCCTGGTGGATGGTCGTACGAGCGCCCCCGCTCGAGTAAGCGCGGAAGGATGTATTGGCAGGCGTGGCACGATGCATCGCTTACTCCAGCGTCGTGGGAAACTTCGTGAACGTCGTATGCGGCGCCGCGGGTGTGCTGCCGGCTGGCTGCTCCCCGGTCTTGGCATTGACGTCGGTCGTCCTGAATTGGCCGTTATCCCTGAGAAGCGCCGGAACGACAAGATTAAGCACCGTCTCTGTGCCGCCCTGGCGTGACTGCATGAACGTAACCGACTGAATCTTCATGACCCTGTTGAGCATGGCCATTGGCGATTTGAAATTGACGTCACCGCCCGCCTTCCAGATCGTGCTGGTACCCGGCTGCATCCAACCCTGCATCGTGACGGTCGCCTGAATGATTGTACCTTCGCTCCAGATCGACTCGGCGGCTGCGCGCGCCTGTACTTCAGCCTTACCCCAGACTGGCTGTTCAGCTGTAGTGAGCTTGGGGCTGTATCGCCGCGACGAGCCACCGACCTGACCTTTCTGCTCCGACGCGTCCGTGCCGTTCTGCTGATTGTTCGCCGCCGTTTGCCCGAGCACGATATACATCGAATAGATGTCCTGCACGGTAATC